AAAAAGTCCGTAAAATCTTATGTAAAAAGTCCGTAAAATCTTATGTAAAAAGTCCGTAAAATCTTATGTAAAAAGTCCGTAAAATCTTATGTAAAAACTCCGTAAAATCTTATGTAAAAACTCCGTAAAATCTTACGTAAAAACTCCGTAAAATCTTACGTAAAAACTCCGTAAAATCTTATGTAAACGGAAAATTAGGATCAACAAAAATTTCCTAACGGAAAATTAGGATCAACAAAAATTTCATTTTTAGCCTTTCAGTAGTATTTGAGATTTTTAGGATGGCGGCGATTTACCTAAAATCTTATGGAAAAAGCCCATAAAATCTTATGTAAAAAGCCTGTAAAATCTTATGCAAATTTTAAGAAAACGGTCCTTAAGATTTTATGTAAATAACCCATAAGATTTTATATTTAATAGTCGAAAATGTCTTCTTCATCTATTTCATATTCTCTACAATTTTTAATATAATCTCCGCTAAATCCGTCCATTGGTGCTTTTAAAGTATAAGTAAATTTCCATTTACCATTCCAACTTTGCACTTTATTAACTTTTATGATTGTAGCGCATTGTTCAACATCGCTCTTAAACTCTACACTTTCACCAACTTTGTATTTCGCAGCCATTTGTTAGTCCTTTTCAATTACTAATTATTTTTAACACTCTTTAACAATATACTGGATGTACTAATATCCCACTAACAAAACAAAATAAAATAATTTAATTCCCTTAGTGAAATGTTGGGTGTTTCACTGTACAATATCTTTATTGAATATGTCAATAAGGACTTAATTATGTCAAATACTAACAAAGACCTAACACTTATTGAAAAGATTACATTGTTATACAAAGCTGGAGATCGTATGACAATTGCAATCGTTGCCAAACATGGTTCAATAAATGCAGCAGCTGTTGCACATCGTAAAACATTCAAAGGAATTTAATATTTATGATTATTAGGATTTTGTTAGGTATGATTTTCGCCGGCATTTGTATAACAATGTTTCCGTATGTTTTACAGTTTATGGTTAATGGATATTAGTCATATTTTAAGATGACGGACAATTTGAATAAAACTTTACACAAAGGATATTAAAATGTTTAATAGTAATGCAATAGACTTTAATGAAATTTATTATGATTCTCAACTAAATATTAGCGAAAAATTAGCTAAAATAAATGTCATTTTAATAAAACATGCATCAAATTTTACTCAAGCTACATTTGCTGAAAGCCAAAAATATACTAACGATTTAGAATTAATTGAAATAGGTTTGAATAAAATCTTAAGAGAATTTGGACAATTATCGTATGACAATTGTATGGATTAAAAATAAAATAAAATAATTTCATAGCCAATTTTTTACTAGTATTTCCTGGTGTTTTATGTAAAATCTTATGGAGTTTCAAAATGACTAAAAATTATAGAGTTAAAAGAGTGTCAATGGAAATATATGACATTTGTGCAGAATCTGAAGAACATGCTTTGGAAATTTATGGCGAATTTGGCGAAATTTCATATGAAAAGTATGAAGAAACTATAGAAGATTGTACGGATTAAAATAAAATAATTTAATTCCATTAGTGGAATGTTAGGAGTATTGTCATATAATATTTATATCGACTGACTGCGAACAATCTTATGGAGTTTCAAAATGATTTTATTGAATATCGCTGATGTTAGTATTTCCCAAGCTATTGCTAATGATGAGTTAGTCATTAATGAAAAGTTAGGAAGATATGGAAAAGTTTGGGAAATTAGTGATTCGCAAGGACTAATAGAAATAGCCCTAACAAAAGACGAATGCGATGGAATAATTCAAAATGTCATAGATAAAATGTAAATAAAATTTGTATAAGAAATCCAGGACTTTTGCATAAGAAGTCCTGGATTTTATTTTCCAATACATAAGATTTTACCTAAAACACCAGGAAATACTAGTAAAAAATTGGCTATAAAATAAAATAATTTAATTTGGAATGTTAGTGGAATGTTAGGAGTTTTATTATATAATATCTTTAATAAATGATTGCAAATAAGGACTTTTCTAATGTTTAAACTTGTATTAGCGATTTCAATGGTTAGTTATTTCGCAGTACCTCAGATTATTAAGGCTAACGAAATACTAACAAGTGTTGCCGAAATGTTAACTCAAATTGGATATTGATATGACTAATTTAGACCTAACTTTAGTTCAAGACTTTTCAAATAACATTGAAGTTCCAATAAAATTGTATGTAAATAATGTCATAGATTTTAAGCAAAATGATGGCAAAGTTTATTCAATTCAATATGGAGACAAGGTTAACGAAGGGCTAAGCTTCGATAGAGCTAGTAAAATGTTAGGAATTGCAATAATGGGTGATTTACTAATGGCCGGAAAATTAGCCTAAAATTGTATGGATTGAAAATTTAAAAAGACTGACAACTTACTAGGCTCTATTGAGGGCTTAACGAAATGTTAGCTTTTTTCTATTTACTAATAAACTGCTAGGCCCTACAAACAAGGCTAATATAAGACTAGGCTTTATATGAAGTACTAATATGTGTTAGTACTAATAGTGTGTAAGGCTCGTAATCAGCAAGATTTTAAGGACATTTATTATAGACTTATATACTTACAGCTTAGTGTTTTGTTAATATGTGTGTGCACACGTATAGACGATTTTATGTAAATGTATATAAAGCTTGTAATACATATCCTGTAGTTTGTAATAGTATGTAATATTTAAGGCTTAGTATATAATTAGTATGTAATTGAATTAAATTTATATAAAACCTAATAGAGTTGAACTTTAATCTAATCTTATATAAATTGGATTATATAAAATTTTAGGATGATAGTACATAAGACTTTATATAAATGTCCCCTATTAAATTGTATAAGATTTTAAGGGTATTTGTATCATATGTCCTCCACATTTAGTTAAACTCACGTGCACGTATGTGAACTGTTAGTACTACCCATATGCTAGCCTAGCCTACTGTTAGTACTACCCATATGCTAATGCCTAGTATATCATTAGCACTAACACCATGCTTACACACTTACAGACCTTAGCACCATGTTAACACTAATGATGTGCTAATAACCTCACCTCTAGTACTCTGTTAGTACTAATAAAGTACTAGTGCCAAGTATTAAATAATCGCTAAAAGCCCTTTTTCATTTTGCCTCCTCCAATAGCAAAATAACTCACACCCATATTTTGACCTCATAGCTCTCCCCTCCTAGCAGAGTAACTCGCACCCATATTTTGACCTTATAGCTCTCCCCTCCTCGCAACTGACAACGGAAACCGGAAACTGCGAAACCAGATTACCAACTTGAAAAATTCTGCTAATATTTTTCGGACCCAAAGTTCCCCCAGCATAACCAGCCTCGCTGGCTTATAAACAATGGGGTACAGAGCTGAACATTTATGTTATCATTCTCCTATAAGTTTAACAGTAGGACAGAGCGATGGCAATACTACCTAAATGGACACCTGAGATGAACAGACTAACTCAAAAAGCTATAAATGATTGGGCTAGTAGCGAATACTCTTTTATACTAAGCCTTACGGCTGGCGCGTCGGGAGACGGAACCGAGGCTGATATTGCCTGGAACACGACGACTGAGGAAGAGGGGCCGTTTACCAGAACAGCAAACGCCATTGATATTGCCACGTCGGGCCAATATTTCGTTACTGAAGCACATACTCCGACTACAAGCACACCTATAAAGGTTAGCATGGTAGGAACGTCTAGCGCTAACTTTAACTTCAACACTCACGAGCTGGACGCTGTTCAGTATTTCGCAGACCATGGCATTGAGTACAAGAACCCACGTGGGACTGACCCGGTCGCCATGGGAACGGTTGTGAACCCGATGATTCCCGGCAGTTTTAATGGTAGGTTAAAAAAGACTATAATGCCAATTCAGTCAAATCAACATTCCCTATCAACACGTTGGGCCGAAGCTCTTCGCAAGCTGACTGTAATGCCTGATGGTTCGATCGGCGAAATGTTCCAGAATAATCATATGGTGATACAAGTTCAAGACGGTATAGAGCTGATCCGTGTGGATGGTGTAGAGGTTACTACCTCGGTATTCGAAGCTATTACTGGCGAAACTTGGAAGGCTTTCTACTTAAATGCAATGGCCAAGCCGGACGAAACGCCGGTTGAGTTTCCCCGTAAGGTTGAAGATGTTAAAGAAATTGCCCATCTAATGCCGTTAGCCATCTATTATGACGATACCGGCGAGGAAGTCAAGAATGTGTTCGCCTACGATCTTGACGCTGGTTATTGTTGGCAGCATGTGTTCGATGCAGACGGCTTTCCCCAGATGGAAGGCAAGAATATCGCAGTCCGCCGCGTAAACGGGGACTTTACGATCAAAAGACCTGAAAGAAGGAAGGACGACTAATGGGTGAATCATTCACAGGTATGTGTGTTGGTGGACCGATGGCAGGTAAGTTCCTAGCGCATCATTCGCCAGTTTACAAGGTAATGGAACAGGGAAAAGTGCATGCGATGCTCTCGCGAAATAACTTGGCCACTGATATGATGACAGTAACGTCCACACAGTACTTTCACGAGGCTGAGGGGATTGTCACACCACAAGGAACGACAGCTTTCTGGCGGCATGAGAGCATTCCGACCACGGAAGACTGTGTAATGGTCATAATCGGCTTCTACTCGAAGAGGAAGTAGTTAAATGGCGAGACCTAATAATTTCAATGGTGGAAGACCTAAGAAAGCTCTGTCTACTTTAAATGCCAACATTCTCTACATGTGGGGAAATGGTCTCTCCTACCGCGAGATAGCTGCAATATGCCGTATCAGTAAGAACTCGGTTGCGTCAGCTATATTCAACCACCGGACAGACAGACCGAAGCCGGTAAGTGTTCCTAGAGACCCTAATCCAGCTCAGAGCTCGTCGTATGTAGAGAAGCCAGTAGTTGCCTACCGACAGAGTGAATGTGACTGGCGGATAGCTAGTAGAGCTAGACTAAGGGAAGCTTTATACAGAGAGGACGGCCATGTGGTTCGCCAGATTTCGTAAGGTCAAGAAATTAGAAGAAGATGTTGAGAAGCTGCAGAACGCGGTATTCTGGCTAGTATCCCGCGACAAGACTTTGATGAAATCAGGGGTAGATGATCTATTCATCGCTAAAATCCTTGATATCGAACCAAAGGACATACCGTGGTTCCAACACGGTGAAGTTGTCTCCCGTACAAAGCATGCGCCAATGCATCATACAGATGGACAAAAGAAATGATCTGGCTAGTCTGTGGAGGTAGAGATTTTAGCGATCAGAAGTTTATGAACGCTGAACTTCGGAAACTAGTACACAAGCATGGCAAGCCATCGTTGGTAGTACATGGCGCTGCACGTGGGGCAGATCGTATGGCGGGCAAGTGGGCTGAATTCCACAAGATACCTATACAGGCGGTAGCGGCAAACTGGATTAGGGACGGTAAAGCAGCAGGTCCTATTCGCAATCAATTAATGTTAGATACGTTTGAAGTGTATTTAGTTGTAGCGTTTCCAGGGGGCAGAGGAACTGCTGATATGATGCGCAGAGCGAAACTTGAGTTAATAGAAGTTATAGATATAGCAAACGATGGTTCGCAGGACTAACATAGCTGTAGTATATTCCCTAAATCATGGGTACAGATGCTAAAGACTTTCTTGTTGTTACTCCGGTAGAGCCGCTGATTAAACAGCCAGCACATCGGGAAGCAAACAGGCAGATTAGAAAACTGGCAGCTTTGTCGGGTATCCAGCACATGGGCACTATTGCTGCAGGAGCACGTGCGTGTGGTAAGACGAGGCATACGATCGCTGATTGGCGTCATGATGACCCTGTTTTCGACGAGGCAGTTTTCACAGCGCTTGAAGCCTATCGTGATAGCTTGAGCGAAGAGATCACCAGGCGCGGTCGCGACGGTTACGAAGAGCCCGTGACGCACCAAGGCAAGTTATGTTACCGACACGATGCATTCGGTAACCTCGAGTACGACGAGCTAGGTGAACCGATCGTATTGACGACGGTAAAGCATTCGGACCGGCTTCTTGAGCTCAACGCGAAAGCGTTCGACGCTCGTTACCGGGATATGTCAAGCCTAGAGGTTGTTGGCAAAGATGGCAAAGAGCTCGACACCGGAATTCAGGTAACATATGTACTTCCCCCAGGAATGATCGAAGCAGATTACGAGGTGCTTGAGCCGTTGCCGGCTGTCGAGCCCGAAAAGGAAACAGTAGCCAGTGACACAGAAGAGTTCGACTTCCTCAACTAAAGATGCTCCTATATCTTTGCAACTGCCATACGCCTTTAGAGAGCTACGCCAGCCCTCACGATATAAGGCGTATCACGGTGGTCGAGGTGGAGCTAAGTCTCATTCTTTTGGGCAGGAAATAGTCCTTAAGGGCTACGAGCAACGTGATTTACGTTGGCTATTCTGTCGTGAAATCCAGAACTCAATAAGCACATCAGTCAAGCAGCTGCTTGAGGATAAAATCAGATTGGCGAAGCTCGGACCTAAGTCCGAGGGAGGTAATGGGTACTACACTATTACCGATCGGTCCATTATAGGCGGCGACGGACGAACTGAATTCCTCTTTGCAGGCTTGCGCTCAAATCCGGACAGCGTGAAGTCCATGGAGGGCCTAGACGGTGCATGGGTTGAAGAAGCGAATACTGTCAGCCAGCGTTCAATTCAGCTCCTTGTCCCCACAGTACGTAAACCTAACTCTGAGATTTGGTTCTCATGGAATAGGCGAGATACTAAAGACCCTGTAGACAAAATGTTTCTCGGGGGCGAACCTCCGCCTAAGTCAATTATCCGTAAAGTCGGCTGGCGAGACAATCCTTGGTTCCCCGACGTCCTAGTCGACGAGATGGAATGGGACAAACGTCGTGACCAGGATAAATACCTGCATGTATGGGAAGGCGAACCTGTCATCCGGTCTGAGGCTCGTGTGTTCCGCAATTGGACTGTAGACGACTTAGATGATACAAGGATACTCGAAGAAGTCCCGCGTCTCGGTGCTGACTGGGGCTTCGCTGTTGATCCTACAGTCCTAGTCGAATGTTATATTTCAGGTCGTACCCTGTACTTCCGTCGTGAGGCGTTTAAAGTCAAGTGTGAGATCGATGAGACACCAGCATTATTCGCCGGTACTTCCAAATTGAACGATCCGACAAATCCCCGGTACTGGCCTAACAGATACGGACACCAAGGCTTTCAGACTGTACGTGACGGACATCGAATTGTGGCAGACAGTGCAAGGCCAGAGACCATATCGTATATGAAGGCCCGGGGCTTCAACATTATTGGCGCCAAAAAAGGTGCAGGTTCTGTTGAGGAAGGTGTAGAGTTTATGAAGACCTATGACATCGTTGTGCATCCTGACTGCCCGCACGTGCAGGATGAGTTAATGTATTACTCCTACAAAGAAGATCCCTTGACAGGTGACGTAGTATCAGTGCTGGCAGACAGGCATAATCATACGATCGATGCCTGCCGGTATGCACTTGAAGGTGTACGCCGGAAACGTTGGGGCCGCATAGGAATACACGGCGGGGAAGCTATACCTATAGGGGCTTAGAAACAATGGTCTCCCATACGCGCGTATAGTGACACAGTGCAGTTGTAGATGCCGGGGCCCGTGGTATGGGGTAGATGGTCTATAACTGCAGGTATAAACCATCTAAGTTACCTGTACCTCGGCACTGGCATCTAGATAATTCAACAGGAGTACCTAATGGCAGCACGCTTAGATCAGTTTCTGTCTAGGTTCCGGCAATCGCCGAAGCCAACAGAGACCGTCGGTGTGCCAGGTACAGCGATCTTTGGCGGGTACGTCGAGAACAATGAGAAGAACCCAGACCTCGGTTCCCCGAGTGAGCGGTATAGAACATATTCAGAATTACTCGCTAATACAAGCATTGTGGCGACAGGCACGAGGTACTACCTCAATCTAGTAGCAAAAGCCAAATGGCAGTTTCAGCCTAGCGAAGCAGACACTGACGGAAAGTTTGCTGAACTAGCTGAGTCCATTCTTAAGGACGATGCAGCAACGCCCTGGCACCGGATTGTACGTCGCGCGGCGATGTATAGGTTCTACGGTTTCAGTGTACAGGAGTGGACAGCTAAGCGTCGTGAAGACGGTGTTATAACGTTGGCGGATGTGGCTCCTAGGCCACAAGCTACGATTGAGAAGTGGGATGTAGCGGTCGACGGTGAAGTGCTAGGGATGATCCAGCGATCACCTCAGGATGCTCGGGAGATATACCTACCACGCAACAAGACGTTGTATATCGCAGACGATACTTTGAGTGACAGCCCAGAGGGTGTAGGATTATTCAGGCATCTTGTTGCCCCTTCTCAAAGGCTTGCTCGATATGAGCAGCTTGAAGGTTTTGGTTTTGAAACTGATCTACGCGGTGTTCCTATTGGACGCGGGCCTTTCACTGAGTTAGCTGAAATGGTCAACCGCGGCGATTTGAGTGAGGCTCAGCGGGTTCAGGCGGAAGCACCAATTCGAAGCTTTATTCAAAACCACGTACGCACAGCTCAAATCGGTATGCTGCTTGACAGTATAACTTATCAAAGCCAAGACGAAAGCGGGCGCCCTAGCGCGGTCAAGCAATGGGATGTAGATATCTTACGGGGCTCTGCGACGAGTTTTAAGGACACAGCGACGGCGATCGAGCGCATTAACCGGGAAATGGCAAGGACACTCGGGGTAGAACAACTCATGCTAGGCTCTGATAGCGCCGGCAGTTTTGCCATGAGTAAAGACAAAACCAACAGCTTCTATCTGTTGGTTGACGGGTCTCTCACAGAGATTAGAGAAGCTACAGCCAAGGACCTACTAGATAAGTTCTGGCTGCTTAATGGTTTCCCTAAAGAGATGAAGCCTACTATGACAACTGAAGCCGTACGCTTCACAGACGTTGAACAAATAGCTGGTACGTTGCGAGATATGGCAACTGCTGGAGCGCCACTTCTGCCGGATGATCCGGTGATCGACGAAGTGCGTGACTTGATGGGTATTAAAAAGCCTGTCTCGATTGGTACGACCGCAATGGAAGACGCCGCTCTGCTAAGTGATATGGCCGACGACTCAGACAGTCCTGATGATGATGATGAAGAAGAAGAGTAATTCCCTATAGGAGGATACAAGAAATGCGAGTACTAGATACGAGTACACTAAAGATCGCAGCAGAGCATTATGCTGTCTCGTTCATGCGCCCCGACAAGCAGAACGCTATCGGTCGGTATATTGATGGTCCTTCGTACGTGACGCAGGACTTCTACAGATTCAATTACAAAGATGAATTCGACTTTATGGTTGAAAACATTCGTGGGAATCTTGGCGTATTGCAGATCGCGAAGTTCGATGATCTTGCCGCTGAGACTTTCAAGCCTCGCAGCGTCGAAGTCTTCAAACAGATTTTGTCTGATAAGTTGGCTGTCGACATCGAAGGAAATCATATCCCCGGCAAGGTCGGTACGGTTCAGTTGGGCAATCGAACTGTCGGATTTAGGCGCAAGACTATTGTAACGAAACGGGGCAATCTTGACATCCCGAAAAATGTCTATTGGCCCATCTATGCCGGTGAAACAGAAGAACGTGTCGCGGGCAACGATAACCTAGACCCCTTGCCAATCCACACCCAGCCTATGCCTGCTGGTGCGAATAACACTCGTATCTCGAACGAGGTTGCACTTCTCATGTGTGACGCGGCGGTCGACAACTTGGATGAAGGTGCAGGCGCGGCTGTCATTCAGGGTCGTAGCGGAGCGCAACCCGCCGATCCAGATACAGCGGTAACAGGAACACTATTGTTCACCCTGACTTGTTCTGATCCCGCCTTCGGTGCTGCCGCTGATGCCGCACCCGGTGGTACGGCAACGGCAAGTGCGGTGACCGATGATGCCTCTGCTGATGCGACGGCGACGCTTGGTTACTGCCGCGCGAGTTCTACGGCAGACGGAGCAACCCCTGTTGATGACCATCTTGATGGAGAGGCCGGAACCTCCGGTGCTGATTTCAATTTCAACACCTTGGCGATTGTTTCAGGTGCCACTATCTCATTAACTTCTTGGACTGTTACTCAGCCAGAGAGCTAAACCCCATATTAAGGGAGAAACTTTCTCATGAGTATGGTTCATGGGTTCAAACTCACATTCGTTAAGACTGTTGAAAGGTTTGTGGATCACGACGTTTCTAATCCCCGAGAAGAAGGGACAGAAATAGAGGCTTTCCCAGATGGTCTAATAACGTCAGTGGTTGTCGAGAGGGTAGGGGTGGACCCTGTTGCTGGTACTTATACTTTGGAAATGTCAGGGGTGGAGAAGGTATCTATCACGGATGCCTTCCTGCCCTTCTCTGTATATCCTGTAGATTTGAAGTACGGTCCAAAAAGAGAACCATTGGCTATTAAACAAAGCTGGAAACCCTAATGGCGTTTGGCGATGTAGTAAGCACCGCGAACGAGGGCAACGTAGGTTCTTTTGCGTCTCTTACGGTTGAGTTGGGCTCTACGGCTACATCTGGAAATCTATTAGTAAGTACCGCTACTTGGGATAAAAATGCGGGTACTCCTACTTGTAGAGATACCAGTGGGTCTGGAGATTTTTGGACGGTTCAGTATGTAGAGTCTTCAGACTCAATGTCGTCTTCTGCAATAGCTTGGAAAATATCAGACGGAGACGAGACAGAGTGTTTTTGGGCTTGGTCTAATAATGAAGACCTTTATGTAACGATAACTGAATATGAAGGCGATTTTAATGCTTCGCCAGAAGACGAAGTAGCTACAGCATTTGATGTCGATGCTGTCGACCGCTTAGACATCGGGCCAACGGGGACTTTATCACAAGCCGATAATCTCGCAGTATACTGCGGAGGACAGGACTCCGCTAAGTCCGGTTTAGCAATTGACACCGCTGGGTGGAGTACTGATTTTGTTAATGATACGGGGTTGAATGGAGACGCCTCACATATCATGGGGAAGCAGATAACAAGTTCTACTACCGCCCTTGAGGCTGAACTTTCTTCGGATGATGATGATGAGTGGTCGGGTGTTCTTGTTGTTTTCAAAAAGGCGGCGGCGGGCGCAACTGGAACCGGGGCTCAAGCTCTCCCCGCTTTATTACAAGCTGCAACTGGAGACCAGATTATTGCGGGAACGGCAAGTCAAACTCTACCGGCATTATCACAATCCGCAAGCGTTGTCATGGGGGCTCTTTATTGTCAGACAGATTTTCTGGTTTCGAATGATGACGGGGCGGGTGTCTGATGGCTGATCTTGACCTCATGGTCCGGTCGAATACGGCTGATACCTCTGCTATACCGGACACTGGTGGCGGCACACTCGACCACGCCTTTGCTAATTCTGTTAAGACGGTTGGGACCGCTGTTACTTACTCCGCTGGCACATTCACGCTGGTTGATTCGGGTTTGTATCTCGTCACTTGGTCAGACGAGCACACGACTACCGACACCACTAACAATGAACGTCTGAACTGGAAAACTGAGATTATTCAAGGCGGTTCAGCCGTCGTTCCCGGTCGGGCAAGTGGTTACATCCGAAAGAATAGCGGATCACAGGATTACCGGACATCCGGTATGGGTATAATCAGCTCGGCGGGTGGCGAGTCCCTGCTGATTCGGTCAACGCGGTTTGATAACAGTACGACCGGTACAAATGCACGGGTAGTTAGTCAAGGCACGATTTCCATCTTGAAACTGGCTGATGCTGACAGCTACGGGCGCTATTCTCAATCCAGCAACACGGCTGGCGCGTCGGGAGACGGAACCGAGGCTGATATTGCCTGGAACACGACGACTGAGGAAGAGGGGCCGTTTACCAGAACAGCAAACGCCATTGATATTGCCACGTCG